ATCTGCAGGGTTGGGACAAGTTTCCATGTGTGGATGTCATAATGGGTTGCACACATTTCATAGAAAGTTTGGTGAGCAAAAACAAATGGAACATACAGATACTCAACAATGAATATGCATATTACACGCTTATGGGAAAGAAATCTACAGAGCCAGGAAATTTACAACCTGGTGTACCGTTGATCGTGTCATTACCTAATTACTTTCATGGAGATAGACCGGACTGGCAAGACGTACTTAAAGAGTGTGAACAGAAAGATATAGATATCCACGTTGATTGTGCCTGGGCAATCGCCGCCAAAGGTTACAAATTTGATTTTGATCATCCTAACATCAAATCTTTTGCCATGAGCATGTCTAAGTACAATTTGCAGTGGAATAGAATAGGCCTCAGATGGTCCAGACAACGTACAATGGATTCCTGCACGTTACTCAGCCAACAGAGAAAGTACAATGAGTTGACTAGAGCCTGTGGCTCTTACATGATGGACAATATTCCAAGAGATTACGGGTGGGATATGTATGGAATAGCAAATCAACAAATTTGTGATAAACTTAAACTTAATCCAACTATGTTTTTTTATGTGGTTAAAGATAAAAATGGCAAATTATATTCTATAGGGAAACAATTGGGTGATGTTAAACAATAATATCTACATCGTTGGCATAGTTGGTGAATCCGTTTTCTTTCACCACTTTTAAAACAGAATTCACCCTGCTCACCAATTCGTCTTTGTGAGATATCAGGAATATATTTTTCTTTTGTGTTCTACTCATGTCTTTGAGCACAGCCATTGAACTCTCAACACCGGAAATGTCCATGCCTGCGTCCACAAGTTCATCGATGAACAGCAAGTTGATCTGTTGATAAAGGCTTTCCCACACATCTCTGAACGCCCAACTCAAACTTAATATCAGTCTGTTTCTTTCACCTCTACTTAAATTATCAAAGTCCAGTTCTCTGCCTAGTTCTTCAATACGCACAGTCAGGTCTGATTGGAAAGTTACGGTGTGTGGCAGTTTTACTTTGCCCAAGAAGAATGCCAGTCGCTGGTTCAAGTATGTCAAGTTTTGTTCTATGATCCTTGTCCTTATGAAAGAGTCTTTCGCAGTCAGCAGTTTATAAAGGAACTCCTGGTGCCTGTGCAAGTCTTCAAGTTCGTTTGCTTTGTCGTAGTCAATTTTTTGTATTGCAGTTTTTTTCATTTCTTCGATTTGTTCGGCATACGTGTCTTCTTTCTTTTCAGTCTGCTTCAGTTGTCTCTGCAAGTCCTTCAACGAACCTTTGTGGTTGTAGGCCTCGTCTATTGTGTCATAGTAAGTGTCAGGGATCTGCCCTAGATCTCCAACCTCGTCTATGCCCTGTTGTATTTTTGCAAGATCAGTTTTTAGTTTGGTCACGTAATCTGTTGATTCTGTCAGTTGCACTTTAAGTTTGTCAACAAGGTGTGTGTGCTTGTCGTCCAGTAGTTCCTGTTCGCAAGTTGGACACTTCTGTTGTGCGGCGTATTCGAGATCGGCATTAGTTTTTGCCACAGTGCCTTCTGCCTTTGTCAGGGAGTTCTCGTGATAGGCTTTCTCTTTTTCAAGACTCCGCAACATGGTCTGTAATTCATTTCTTTTCTGTAACTTTTTGTGTTTCTCTATTTCGATCTCGCTGTCCACTTTTTCCAGTTCTGCTATTGCTTCTTTGAAACTTGCAATATCGTCGTTTTTCTGTTTTGCCCAAGCGTTTGATCTTATCTGTAGGCTTTCAATGGACTCCTGTATTTTTTCATTGCTGGCAACCTTGGCATCTATCCTCATCTTTTCTTCGGTAAGCATCTGTTTGGTTGCTTTTTGTTTCTCTTTCAGCAGGTCCGCTTTCTGGGAAAGTAGTGTGATACCAAGCAACTGCTCGATTATCTCCCGTTGTTCTGCCTGTTTAGTAGATAGGAACGGTTGCGTGTACGTGTTCAAGGCAATAATGTTTTTGAACATGGAATGGGTCATACCCAACAGTTTGTTGATTTCTGACTGTGTTTCTCTGTTCTCACCTTGTGCTTCGTTGCTCTCGGTATTTTGTTCTATATCGTTTGCGTAGAACCTGAATATCTGTGGCTTACGTCCTCTTTCGATGGTGTACGTCACGCCGTTCTTGATAAACTTAACGCATACCATCATGCCTTTTTCGTTGGTCTTGTTAACCAGGTTGTCTCTTCTTATGTTTGTTAGTGCTTCTCCAAAAAACACGTAAGAAAGTGCGTTAATGATTGTTGTCTTTCCAGTACCATTCCTTGCACCAGCATCGTCGCCACCTAGGTCCATGTTTTCACCTATGACAAGTACAAGACTTTTGTTCGAGAAGTCAATGGCCTGGGCCTGGTTGCCCACGCTCATGAAATTTTTTACTGTAAGTTCTTTAATCGTTAACATGTTTTTTGTGTTTTGCCACCCACTCTCTGTATCCTTTCAACCATTCTTCCTGTGTTATAGGTTTTGCAAGTTGATCCAAGAGTGACTGTTTGGTTACAGGTTCTTCGAGATCACCTTTCAAAACTTTTATCAATTTCTTTTTACTAATTCGTGACATCAAGATCGTTGTAAATTGCTGTTAATACATTCTTGTCGTAGACTTCAGAGTCCACTCCCTGTAACTGTTTGATTACGATTTGATCAACACTGTCAAACTTCTGCACTTCTACCAACGGTTGTTGTGCGTTGTCCACTTGTTCTGGTATAAGTTGTAATTCCCTCAGTTGATATTTGTCTATGAATGTTTCCCTTACAAAATTTGCTTCTTCGTAACTTATTTTTATGTCGAGTGTTACCCTCACGTACATTTTTGGCTTTAGGTATTTGTCCGGGTCCTCCAGTAACTCAGACACTTTGATTGTGATGTATCTTGGCATCTCTGGCCAATTTATAAATTTAGGTTCTCCGCCGTATTCTAGCACCATCATGCCCCTGTCATCATCCCAAGCGTCTGCGTAGTTGTGTGGGAAGGCATTGCCCATGTATGTGACGTTCTTCATGTACTGTCTCTTGTGGAAGTGTCCCGAGAAAACTTTGCCACAACCTGCGAAATGATCGGTCTGTATTCCGCCAACGTCGGGCATTTCTACCATTGCGTTCATTTTAAAGTAAGGCAGTTCGAAGTGTCCGAACACATACTTCTGTTTCATTTTTTCAATCTTCTTCCATTCGTCCTGCACTACCCATGGAATTATCGCGACGTCGTCCTCTACCAACCATTCGTTGACGATGTGTATGTTTGGTATGTTCCTTATGTATTCCATGGAGTTGATTTCTCTCTTGTCTCGGTAGTACAAGTCATGGTTACCCATTATGACATACACTTTTTCAAATGCTTTTCCTAGTCGTTCCATGTTAGAAACTGTGTAGTTCATTGTTGACACGTTTGTGGCCGATCTGTGATGATGCCAGTCGCCTAGGAATATGCAAGTCTCACAGCCATGTAGTTTGGCCTGCTCTATGAACCATATAACAAATGCCTCGCAATCGTCGTTGTGTACACGACTGTTGCCCTTCAGTCCAAAGTGGATGTCAGTGAAACACGCTACTTTCTTAAAAAACATATGCTACCATCTCTTCTTTATTATCGGTTTGTGATTTGTCATATCAACCTTTCTTGAATTGACTGTTTCGAAATCCTCGGCCTCCAACTTGCCTTTTTTCTTTAACACCTTGTTAAGTTTTGCTATTCCGGTCTTGTTTACCTGACGTACTTCGCCGTGCGCCTCCTTCATTCTTTTTTTGTAGGACGGTGCACTGGTGTCGTTTTCGTTTTGCCTAGTGAAGCTCGGCATCATGTTGTTGAATTCCAGAAGGTCATCCCTTATTGCCTGGTTCTTCTTCTCGATGTTCAGTATCCTTGTGAACGAATTCGTGATCGCCGCTGTGTAGTATGCGAATGGGTTGTCCGATTTTGATTCGTCGAATTGCAGACCAATCTGTGAAAGTTGCATAAGCGCCTGTGACTGCATCTCATCGTTGTATGTGTAACCTCTCCAGTTTGCCCTTGTGCCATAACGTTCACACAGTTTCATGTACATCAGTGCCAGTTGGTTGGTCATCTTGCCATGGTCTACGGAGAAGTGTCCATTACTCATTCCGCCAACCCAATGTGACTTGCCAACGCAGACTAGTTTGTCCTTCTTGTCAAATCGATAATGTTGGAAAGGAGGGAAATTCACTTTGCTGTGGTGATCCGCTGTTGTCTTTGGATTCTTTTTCCTTTCATCATCCATTGGCACATGATCAAATGACATCACCCTAAACACAAGATCAGTCTTATCTATTTTTCTTGGAGAGACTGTGTAGTCCGCTAATTTTATTTTCTTAAGACCCGCCGCTTTGGCTTGTTCCCATGCTTCTTGCGTGAGCCTTTTGGCCTTGGACTTTCGTGCCTGTGCCACAGCACTGGCGTTGACTTTCTTCAGATTCTGTACAATTAGGTCATACTGTGCATCCTCTGGGGTGACGTATGAGCAGTACGTGTTTTTACTGGCGTGTATTTGAGCCAACAGATCTCGGTTGTTTAAGTATTTCACTCGTTTCATAATTATCCTCTAAATCGTTGAAGTGACCACAAACAGGTCTGTTGAATCGTGCCGTATGGTGAATTAAGTGCGCCTAAAATAATGCCTATAAATATAGTTAAAGTATACGAAATTTTACAAAGGAAAGCAACCATTTAAATGGCAACAATTGGCAAAGTTATAAAGAATGTTGGATCAAGCATATTCAACAGGACCCTGGGAAGATTAATGGGTGCAGGTATTTCTACCGATTCACGTATTGTACAGGCAAGGGCCAAATGGTCAGGCAGATCTGACAAAAAGGACTGGCGTGTACGATTACAGGTTCCGGACGGACCGTTGCAAAAGTTTTTCGACTTTGAAAACAATCCACTGATGCAACCACTTGCCGAGTCAAATGGAATCTTCTGGCCATTGACACCCGCGGTGGTAATACAGCATTCTGCAAACTACAACGCAATGGATCAGGTACACAGCAATTATCCGCACCAGGCATATCAGAATTCGCAGGTGGATTCAATGAACATCATTGGCGAGTTTCCAGTGCAGAATCAGGACGATGCAAGGCATTGGGTAGCAACAGTCAATTTCTTAAGGACAGCGACCAAAATGTTTTTTGGTAGCGATGATGGTCTAGACGGCCTTAAGGGCAATCCGCCACCAATCATGCACTTGTATGGTTATGGTGATCACATGTTCAACAAAGTGCCTGTGGTCATAAACACGTTCAACGTTGAACTAAGGCCTGGAATTGACTACATCAGTACCAAGCAAGGAAGCAAAGGTGATCTTGCCAAACAAGATTTCATTTCCCAACAACAAAGTTACCTTAATTCTGGTCTAAGTTATGATCCATACACAGGCAGACCAATAAACATGGAATCGATCACAAACGCTTCCGTTGATGGTTTTGATTCAGACTCGCAAACCTGGGCGCCAACTCTGTCGAACATATCTGTGTTAGTCACACCTATCTACAGCAGAGATTCAATTAAAAACTTCTCAATGAAGAAATTTGTCAACGGCGAATTGAATGGTAAAGGACGAAACGAGGTAGGATTCATTTAATGGCAAAATATTCAAACACATCTCCATATTTCGATACTCGTGAGATAGCAGATTACTTAGACATACTGAATCCGAGAACGATCACCGCCGAGCAAGATGATCAAGAATACACCATTGAGAGAACATACGCTTACAGGCCTGACCTGTTGGCATATGACTTGTACGGTTCACCTAGGCTATGGTGGGTGTTCGCACAGCGAAATCCAGATCAGTTGGAAGACCCAATTTACGATTTCAAACCAGGGGTGACTGTGCAGTTGCCCAAGAAAGAAAATCTGCTCAAAGACCTGGGGATATAACCTATGGCTATAGAATATAACGGTCCTGATTTTGGTGAAACAATTACGGAAAAAAGCACCTTAAACAAAACCAACGAGCAGTTCATAACCACTATCAACGCTCCAAATCTTTTACACCAGTTTGCATCATATACCCAACTGTTCACTTTGAGTGCGTTGTCCAGGGACGATCTCGTAAACACAGCAGAATTATTGAACAGCAGACCACATGATATTATACTAAGGAGTTCTGGTATCGGACCAAATGAAAACAACGAAAGAAATGCTCTTACTCCCGGAGACAGAAAGATACTTGAGGAGAATGAGCGACTGCAAGGCGCAGTCGAAAAAAGTAGGACTGTGTTGGAACGGAATAGAGACCTTTTTATTAGATCAGTCAGCATGAATAGTATTCCGGGACTGAACGAAAAGAGAAGACTCACGTCGGTTACTCAAATAGAAATGGAGATAGTGGAGCCGGCCGGCATAACACTACTTGAAAGAATACGTGGAGCCGCAATAAACAACGGATTCCTTGATCATCTAGATGCCCCGTTCCTGTTGACAATAGACTTCCAAGGGTTTGACGAATTAGGAAATTTGGCGACAGAGAAAGATTCTAAGAATATGAAACGCTTGATACCTATCAAGATCACAAATATGAAGATGAACGTGACTGCCGCAGGCACTGTGTACTCGGTGACCGCTATACCATACAATGAATTTGCTTTTGTGAATAGATTCAACTATCCAAGGACAGCAGGTCAATTACAACCGGTTGGTAGGAAGTTGTCAGACGTGTTTGTGGCTCTCGAAAAATTATTGAACAAACAGAACGAGGACGAAGAAAAACAAGGTCAAGTGGAAAAACCTGACATATACACCATTGCTTTTGATAACTTGCCTGACGGAATAAAAGATGTGGAACTGTCAATGGACAATCTCGAGAGCACCGGAATGGCCACGCAAGGTGCCACAGGCGCGGACGCTGGATTCTACGTGGCGAATGAAATAGCAGTGCCACCTGACTACATGAAGATCAATTCCAGCAACGCTATCACAAAAATACTGGAAGAGATCATGAAAGGACACCCCGATTACACAGATGCCAAGTTTGATCAATGGAAACAGAAGGTAACCAAACAGTTAAACGTTGCACAGTTCAAGGGTGGCGCCCAGGAAGTGTTGGAACAGGCGCAGGACTTTTTCTTTGACTACTTCAAGATAAGGTCCAGCGTCGAGCCCATACCGGGTGACTTCGACATGATAAGGGCCATGAATAGGAAGCACATAACCTTTCACGTTGAACCATACAAGGTACATGCTTATTCTTTGGCGATTCCCGGAGTCAGCACAGGACAGAACTTCAAGAGTTTTGTGTTCAAGACCTACAATTACATATTCACAGGTGATAATGTCGACGTGTTAGATCTAAACATTGATTACAAAGTGGCATACTACCAAAGTAGGCTCAAGGATTTTGAAAACACCGATGATCGTACAAACAACATAAATGATGCTCGAAGCAAAGATACCGGATCAGTGTCTAACGCCACACAGTATTACACTGACCAGGACTTTGTGACAAGGTCACATCCAGGCACCGCAAAAAACGAAGGCACTGGTAAGACCGGTGGCACGCCCACACAGTTAGACCAATTCCTTGATTCGCTCACCCATCCTATGGCGGACATGGTCAATCTAAGGTTGGAGATCCTAGGTGATCCAGCCTGGATAAGCCAGTCCCAATTCATACCAATGAACACAAGTAATTTTGCCCAAGGAACCGGTGTAGGGACCGACCCCGACATAGACTACTGGAGGGCCAACAGGAGAAGGATATGGAACGAAGATTTGCAGTGTTACAACACTGATGTAGCAGAACCCATCATAAACTTGAATTTCAGGATGCCCACAGACCTTAATGACCAGACAGGGGTGTATGAACTGCAAACAGGCCAGGCGGCCGCGTTCAGTGGACTGTACAGGGTGGTCCAGGTAGAACACAATTTTGTTGATGGCAAGTACACAAACGTATTAAATTTGGTTAGATTTAACAACCAAGGTATGCCGATATCAAACCCCGTTCCGACCTCCAGCGTGGTGAATAGAAACGGCGAATCATTCATTGTTTTGAAAAATGAACTTGCAAATTTCTACAACGTGAAAAATTTCGCCAACGTCAAAGAAAACTTAACTAGTATTGGAAAGAAATTTGTTGACCTGGCCTCGGCGAATGTTACCAGATTAAAAGCCAAAGTCACTAAAAAAATAAAAGGATTTTTATCGTAATGTCACTATACAATTATCTTAAAGGAGATGCTTCAACATCTAAGGCACCAGGCGGTGATAAATCATGGACAGGTCAAAATCCTGGGCCATACGTTGGGGTAGTGAAAGGTAACTTGGACCCAGCGAGGATGGGTAGGTTGAAGGTCTACATTCCTAGTCTGGCAAAGACGTCAGACCCGTCAGAGGACCAACTTATCACGTGTGAATACTTGGCACCTTTCTATGGAGCCAAGGGAGGCAAGTATGCCAGGGGTGCTGGCACGTCTTTCGAGGATTCACAACACTCATACGGTATGTGGATGGTGCCACCGGATCTGGAAACAAAGGTACTGGTTATATTTGCGGAAGGAAAGATGGAGCAGGCATACTGGATAGGATGTGTGCAAGAGCCTTACACCAATCACATGACACCGGGTATAGCGTCTAGCACTAACACCAACGACGCACTGGATGGAACTTTCGAAGGTGCTGATGCCGGCTTCCAGCAAGACAAGAAGTCAAAGTATGGTTCAGAGAACGTGCCGTCGGGTGAACTCAACAGAAACAGGCAGGGTGCGTTGCAGAACGGCAATTACGAATCAATACCAAAGCCTATACACCCATTCGCAGAAACCTTATTGAAGCAAGGTTTGAGTGCAGACGACATTCGTGGGAACACTTCAAGTTCTGCTCGTAGGGAAACACCCAGTCAGGTTTTTGGGATCAGTACACCAGGAAGAAAAGATACTAGCACCACAAAAGTAAAAGTTGGTGCAAAGGATTCAGGTGCACAGGACTTCGTGACGAGAAAGACAGGCCACACTTTTGTTATGGACGACGGTGCAATCGATGGAACCAACCAACTCATGAGATTGAGGACAGCATCCGGACATCAATTGTTGATGCATGATACGGAAGGTGTGGTGTACCTAGCAAATGGTTCGGGCAAAGCCTACATGGAGATGGACAAGGATGGAACAATCAGTGTGTACTCCGATGGTGGAATAAATCTTCGGGCAGGCAGAGACTTCAACCTACACTCTGAAACAAACATTAACTTTCATGCAAAAGGAACAATAAACTTTACATCAGAAAATCATCTGGCGCTGAACGCTGAGGGATATCTTTTTGCAATGGGAGAAAAAGGAATACTACAGAGTTCACAAAAAGGTAGTGTAAGGACGTATGGCCGGGACGGTATTTCTTCATTCACAGACGGCACACAACTACATGGTGCAAAAGGGCAGATTCACCTAGCGGGATCACAAGTACACATGAACTCCATTGGCGCCAGTGGTGCATGGGGGCCTAGTTGGTTGAAACCAGATGCGATAGGAATCAAGGTGACAGAAGGACTTATAGACATCGACGATGACACGCCCCTAGTACAAGGTAAGCCAAACAAGATTGACAACAAGACAACGGTAACTGACTTTGTTACTCATGAGCCTTACGACAGGCAGAGCAGTACTGCAAGGACCAAGAAATTTATAAATGAAGCAATGGCTGAAATCAAAAAATCTAGTCCAGGATTGTCTGCCACAGAACTAAAAGTGATAAAGGGAGAATTGTTGAAGCAACCATCTATAAAAGCAGTATCTGACAAGTTAAGCAAAGTCGTAAAACTAAATGACAACATCAAATTACCAATTAAAAATTTGAACACATTGACAAGCAAGGCAAACGATATCCAGAAATTAATTTCAGATCCCAAGGGTGCCGCAATGAGTTTTATTCATGGGAAAATAGCATCTATTAAAAGCAACGCCATTTCCGCTGTGAGAAGTTTCTTTAGATTTTAGGGAGTAAATATAGTATATGGCATATGGAGATTCAGGATCAGACTTATCAAACAAAACTATAACCTTCAAAGGTTTCAGTTCACGTGCTGACAGGAAAAATTTCAAACTGTACGATTTTGAGGTTGCGAAGCAGGATCTTATCAATAGGTTGAGTGTGCGTAAGGGTGAGAGGGTAGAGAATCCTGAGTTTGGCACCATAATATATGATGCCATCTTTGAACCGTTCACTGAATCGCTAAAAGACGCTATAATCGAGGATATCACAGCCAATCTCAATGCCGATCCTAGAATTGCCACCGAGGAGATTTTGGTTAGTGAAGCAGACAAAGGCATTGCCATTCAGGCAACAATAAAGTATGTTCCCCTCAATATCACGGAGAAACTGCGATTCAACTTCGATGAAAACTCTCTATTGCGTCTATCTTAATATACGCACATTTCCTTACACATAAATATCGTTGTAATACACAATGGCCACAACAGATAGACAGAACAGATTATTAGTAGCGGAAGATTGGAGGAAGATCTACCAGGCTTTCCAGCAGGCGGATTTCAAATCATACGACTTTGAAACATTGAGAAGGACCATGGTGTCATATCTCAAGGAAAATTACCCAGACGATTTCAACGATTTTGTAGAAAGTTCTGAGTACATTGCGTTGATAGATCTCATTGCCTACATTTCTCAGGCTTTGTCATTTAGAGTTGACTTGAATGCAAGGGAAAACTTCTTAGAAACTGCGGAGAGGCGTAATTCAGTCCTTAGGTTAGCAAGGTTAATCAACTATAACGCTTCAAGAAATAAACCTGCTACCGGACTGCTTAAGGTGGAGGCAATATCTACCACACAGGATGTGCTAGACAGCACAGGAACTAATTTAGCCAATCAGAACATTATATGGAACGATAGTGCAAATTCAAATTACAGAGAGCAGTTCACTTCAATATTAAATGCGGCCAACCAATCAGGACAACTTTTTGGAAATCCTAGGGAGTCGGGAACGATAGGTGGGGTCACTACAGAAGTCTACACTTTAAGTTCGAATCAATTTGATCTACCTATTTTTAAATTTACAAAACCAATCGGTGGCACTAACAGGGCGTTCGAGATAGTACCAAGTTCAATTTCAGGTTCTGACTCAATCTACGAATCATCCCCAGTGCCAGGCACAGGTATAACCTACAGTTACAGATCAGACGGATCAGGTGACAGTTCGAACAACACAGGTTTTTTCTTCCTTTTCAAACAAGGAAACATGCAGAACCAAGAATTCAATGTCAGTACCTCTATCACGAATTACGTTAAACCTATTGAGACCCAAAACATAAATGACACAGACGTGTGGTTATATAAACTAGATCAATTTGGACAATTGGCAGAATCATGGACAAAGGTTCCGTCACTGGCAGGCAATAATGCAATATACAATTCATTATCCAAAGCAGAGAGAAATACTTTCAATGTTGTGACGAAAACAAATGACGCCATAGACTTTGTGTTTGGAGATGGTAACTTCTCAAACATTCCGTTGGGTAATTTCAGAACTTATTACAGAACAAGTGACAATGCCAAGTACGCTATACAACCAGCAGACATGCAAAACATTCAATTGACTGTGCCTTACACAGATGCAAATGGATCACAACAGTCATTGACAATGAGTTTAAGTTTGAAGGCATCAGTTTACAATTCTGCGGCTACCGAATCAAATGATTCAATAAAAGAAAAAGCGGCACAGGTTTATTATTCACAGAACAGGATGATTACGGCGGAGGACTATCAGGTGGTGCCTTTGAGTGCATCACAGGAAATAGTAAAGGTGAGATCTGTTAACAGATCTGCTTCCGGTATATCTAGGGCAAAAGAAATTATAGACCCAACGGGTGCCTACTCTAACGTTAGCACTTTTGCCGAAGACGGAATACTTTACAGGGAAGAATCAACCCAGCAATTTACGTTCACGTTTAACAATAGGAGTGACATACAATCCACGATCGATTTATCAGTTGAGGCAAGATTGAAAGAAGCATATGCCAGACAGTTCTATTATTTCAAATATTCAACTAAAGACGTGAGCACACTTACAAGCACATGGAATTCAACAACAACAAACACCAACACCAACACTGGTTACTTCACATCCGGTGGTGCTCTTGTGCTAGGCGATTTTGCAACTTCTAACTTGAAATTCGCGAAGCCGGGTGCATTGGTTAAATTCACATCACCAGATACAAGAACTTTCTTGAACGGCACCTTGGTTACCGCAGGAACCGAAGACGCTGAGGATAGAATATGGGCAAAGATAGGAGCAGTGGTAGGAGATGGCGCAAACGGAGGAACCGGAGATCTCGAGTCAGGAGTGGGACCGGTAACATTAAACAACATCATTCCGCAAGGAGCAGTTGCTAGTGCCATTATCCCTAACTTCACAACATCATTCTCGTCAACGTTGGAAACAGATTTACTAGACAGGATCGAAGCCTATGAAGAGTTTGGCCTAAGATATGATGTCGACTCTGAGACTTGGAAAGTAATCACAAGTACAAACCTTAGTGCGAGTGCTGTATTCAGTTTGACCAACGCTGGGTCAACAACAGGTACCAACGCAGACGCTAGTTGGTGGTTCAAGTTTACAAACGATGGAAATACATACACCGTACAATACAGAAAACTGGATTACATATTCGAGTCAGAAGGACAGAATAAATTCCATTTCGATGTTGAAGAAAAAATATATGATTACAAAACAGGCAAGACCGTAAAGGATAATGTAAAAATCCTAAAAACAAACAGTATCGTGTCTACAGGAAACAGCATTGGTTATCCTATTACGTGGCAGGTTGTGGACACTGTGACGGAAGCAGACGGTTTCCAAGATAACAGAAAAGTCAAGGTTGGATTCTTCGACAGTGACGATGACGGTGTCGTTGACAATCCAGAGATATTTGACATTTTCATTGAACCAACAGTTTCCGAATCAACGAAATTTGTTTTCTTTGAAAAATACACATCATACGATAACATAGAAAGATTCAGACCATATGCGGCAAGCAATTTTATTGTGACGCAAAATGAAACAGACATTAACTTGAATTCCACAACCTACACAGATGAACAGTTGTTTTATTTTTATGATAGTGCAGAGGACGTGATCAAGAAGTATAGTTCTACTACGAACACATTATCAACTACAACGGACTATCAGGCTAGGAAAGGTAGAAGTTCAATCGATTTCCAATACAAACATCATGCAGGACAAGAAACAAGGATCGATCCTAGTGTTTCGAACATCGTTGACGTATACCTATTAGAGAGAACGTATGATAATCTTTACAGAATTTGGTTACAAGACGGCGGAACCAAACCTACAGAATCCACACCAGATCAGTTGAGAATTAATTATTCTGGAAAACTAAATCCTCTTAAATCGTTATCAGACCAAATAGTGTACCATCCAGTAAAATATAAATTATTGTTTGGTTCAAACGCTGAAGAAGAATTACAAGCAACATTCAAAGTTGTTAAAAATCCAAAGACAAATATTTCAGACGCAGTTGTCAAAACAAGGGTAATTGCCGCAATAAATGAATTCTTTGCCCTAGATAATTGGGACTTTGGAGATACTTTTTTCTTTACAGAACTAGCCGCTTACATCCACAATCAATTAGCACCAGATTTGCTTACAGCAGTTATTGTTCCAAATCAGTCTGGACAGAGTTTTGGGTCTCTGTTCCAACTAAATTCCGCGGCAGACGAGATTTTCATCAGTGGGGCCACCGTTGATGATGTGTCGATAATCACAGCGTTAGGAGCCAACCAACTTACGGCTTCGGGCACTGTAGTCACATCAACTTCAACAACCACAACTAACACGACAACGGGATCAGCAGTGTCAGGCTCTACTACATCAGGTTCAGGATCAAGTTCAAGTTCTGGCAGTAGTGGAGCAGGATACTAATGGCAGACAATCCTACAAACGCTCTAACTAATGGCGAAGTCGTAAAGCAGGGTAACAACGAATACAGGCGTACCGTACAACATTTACCGGCATTTTACAGAACAGACGCAAACCAAAGATTTTTTTCGAGCACCTTAGATCCTTTGGTGCAAAAAGGTGCATTAGAGAGATTGGACGGATTCATTGGCAGACAGGATGCATACACCAGACAAATAACAGATAGATACATAACAGCCACAAGCAGAGACAGATACGCATACCAGTTGGAACCAGCGGTGACGTACACCGACAAGGATACTACGTCTGTCAACCCTGAAGATCAGGTGAAGTTTACAAGTACCTATGACGATTATATCAATCAAATCAAATATTTCGGTGGTAGCGTTAATAATCATGATAGGCTCAACAAGGAAACCATATACAGTTGGAATCCTGCAATTGACTACGACAAACTAGTCAATTACAGAGAGTACTATTGGATGCCGGGCGGTCCTTCTTCATTGGAGATTGATGCGGTTGGTCCCAATGCGGTGTTTGAATATTCTGTTGAGAATCTGGCCCAAGGTGCATACAATTTCACGCACAGGGAAAATGAAAACAATCCTATAATAACTCTTTACAGGGGAAACACCTACAAATTTAACGTGAACGCTAAAGGTCATCCATTCTGGATAATGACGGAGCCATACAAGGCCAAAATTTCAGCAGACGGATCGACCTCGACTATATTTGACACAGGAGTAACAAACAATGGTGCCGACTACGGCACGGTAACTTTCACTGTGCCAACGACAGGTGTTCCAAACACCTTGTACTATCAGTGTGGTAATCATGATGCCATGTATGGAATACTACAAATCAAAGATATCACTGCAACCTCGTCGATCAACGTTGAGGACGACATCATAGGGGTTAAAAATTATAGTCTTAGAACCTTAGATCTTTCAAACGGCATGAAGATCAAATTTACAAATTCTCTCGTGTCAAGCGATTATCAGGACAAGGAATATTATGTAGAGGGTGTGGGTGATGCAATTACACTTACAGACGTGGAGGATTTGATTACGCCTGGCTCATATGCCACAGAGACTACAATACTATATGATCAAGTTGGATACGACACAAGACCATATGCAAAAGCCTTCTACACACCGGAAACAAAAGATTACATGACAATCAAGAGGGACTCTCGAGACAGGAATGCTTGGTCGAGATACAATAGGTGGTTTCATAGATCTGTGATAGAGGAGACAGCAAGGATAGGTGGTTACACGCCGGTATTGAATGAGGACGACAGGGCCAAGAGACCTATCATTGAATTTGATTCAGGATTGGCGTTGTACAATCATGGCACAGTAGCAAAGAAATCAGTGACGCTGTTTGATACAGTGACGACTGACGCATTCAGCACAGTGGTCAAACAGACAGGTTACATTGTTGACGGTGTTGCTCTGGCGGATGGCATGAGGGTGGTTTTCACCGCAGACACAGATCCTATTGTAAAAAATAAAATTTATGATGTCAACTTTGTTACCGCGGGTGATTCAACACAGGTCATTGCACTTACCGAGGCCTCTGACACAGAACCTGCCAACGATGACTCGATATTCATAGAATTTGGCACTGCAAATCAAGGCAAGACTTTTCGTTACGACAGTTCAACGGAAACATTCATAGAGGCGCAGGAAAAGACCAAAGTAAACCAACAGCCTTTGTTTGCCATGTTCGACGACAACCATACGTCATTCGATGATGCCACAACATATCCTAACTCAACCTTCGAGGGCGCCAAGGTCTTCAGTTTTGCCACTTCTGACACTGCCACTACAGACACAGTGCTTGGCATAAAGGTCAAGTACAACACAGTGAACAATGTAGGCGACATTGTGTTTGAATCTGACCACACTTCCGGCACATTCACTTATAAGGATGGAAACCAGACGCTTACAAAAAATTTAGCGGAAGGACACTTACACTACACCACAGGTAGGGCAACTCATAATTCACGTAGTGCCTGGATCAAAAGGACCAGTGATAGCAAACAGCGTGTAATCAGGACTTTAACCGTAGATGATACTGAAAAACAATTATTCCCTATCGATTTCTATAAAAATTCCGCAGATCTTACAGACCTAGAAGTATCGGTGTCAGTGAATGGCACAAGAAAGACCCTAGGAACTGATTTCACATTAGAGACAGGTACAAAAAACAAATTCGTCAAGTTCAGTGAAAAACTTGAAGTAAACGATCAAATCAGACTTGCAGGTCATAGCAGTGCAGATAAGGTCACAGACAAAGGGATATATGAAGTCCCAGAAAATTTATCTACAAATGCTTTGAATGAACAATTAGGAACATTCACGTTCGGACAAATTTTAAATCATGTAAGGGATATTTTAGACAAAAACCAGGAGGTTACTGGATTAATACCCGGCGTATCTAATCTTAGAGACAAACCTGATGCTAGATTGAAAGGCGGTAGTATTCATCAACACGAAGGATCCTTGCTTCCAGCAATATTCGGTTTGGTGGATCAGAATGCCAACTTTATAACAGCCGTTGACTACGCGGGACAGGAATACGAAAAATGGTACAATGCATTTTTGACACACGCCACAGGTACCGCATACGAGGGAGTCGCCGCTGACAGAGTGGATGAAATCATAAGTTCTATAACACCGGGCAGGAACAGTGGGTTTCCATTCTACTATGAGGACATGCTAGGATGGGGAGAAAATGTTTCCACGAGATCATACACTGTGCAGGGGTCATCACAAACCGATTACGCTTTGGACTCACAGCATGACATTTCAAAATTAAGCAACAGAGCGGTTTACGTCTATGTAAACGATGTGCAATTACTTTTAGGCAGTGATTACACTTTCAGCACAACAGATGATACCGTGACTATATCGAAGGCACTCGTAGAAGGTGATAAGATAGTGATAAAGGACTACGCTGACACAACAGGTAGTTACATGCCACCGTCGCCCACTAAACTTGGAATGTATCCTAAGTATACTCCTGAAATATTCACGGATACAACATACCTGACAGACACAAGTGTAATTAGGAAACATGATGGATCTATTATCAAGGCTTACGGCGATGAACGTGATGACCTAATAATAGAACTAGAAAAACGGATTTACAACAATATCAAAGTCACGTACGATTCTGAATTACTTGATATCAATGATGTGCTACCAAGTGCATTCACATCAACAGATTACACGTTGGCCGAAGTTGAAAAGATCATGGGTCCAGATTTCTATCAATGGGCGGGACGGAACAATGTTCAATACATCAATAACACAGTGTACACAGAAGGATCGCCATTCACTTACAACTACGCTAGATCAAAAGGCAGATTAATTGGTGAGAATTTGCCAGGATATTGGAGAGGTATCTACAAATATTTTTATGACACAGATGCTCCACATGTCAGACCATGGGAGATGTTAGGCCACTCTGAAAAGCCTTCAGATTGGGAAGACACATACGGAAGTGCACCATACACATCAGGTAACGATGTATTATGGGACGCTATTGCAAGTCAAACTGGAAGATACGCCAAGCCTGAAATAAAATCTTACCTTCCTGTAGATGCATCAGGAAACCTATTGGATCCATTGGCCGCAGGACTTGTAGACAATTTCGACATCCGTGGAAGGTCCAACGCCTGGAAGTTCGGCGATCAAGCGCCAGCGGAAACGGCGTGGAGAAGATCAAGTTCATATCCTTTCTCAGTCATGAAAACAATGGCGTTGACAAGACCGGCAAGGTATTTTTCAAACATGTTTGATCCGTCACGATTATCAACAAATGTTTCTGGTAATCAGATATATTCCGAAACAGGTGTAAGAAAGACACTTGCAGACGCCAAATATCATCTAGAAACAGAGACCAACTTATCAACAGGAGTCACTACTAGGTACCAAACTGCTGGTTATCAACCATACATAGTAAACTATTTGGTGTACAGGAACCTGGACGCAAAAACTTTTTATTATGATAAGATGAAAAACCTAAATGTCCAGTTGGCATACAAGTTAGGCGGATTTACAGACAAGGACAATCTAAAAGTTCTCACTGATAGTGTATCGCCTGGATCGACATCAGGGTCTAAATTTATACCTGATGAGAACTACAAAATATTATTCAGAACTTCTAACCCTGTTGACAGCATTTATTATTCAGGTGTGCTTATAGAGAAAAACACAGACATATCACAAGACGGCTCTACATTGCTAGGTGGATACAAGGTATTGGGTTACAGCACGGTAAGGCCATACTTTAATTTCAACTATCCAGTAAAAACATCTACCGCTACCAAGGTGGCAGTGGAAGGATCCGTACAAGTTGAGCAGTACAAATACTATCAAGAAAACACGCAGACAATACCCTATGGTTACGTGTTTGATACCATACAAGATGTCACAGATTTCTTGCTTGGTTATGGTCATTGGCTAGAGTCACAGGGATTCAAATTCAACAAGTTTTCAAACGAGTTGAAGGAAACGCTAAATTGGCAGAACGCAGTACGAGAATTCTTATTCTGGACGACACAGGAATGGGAACCTGGATCAGCAGTCACAGTGTCACCTGCCGCGGACGGATTCGAACTTGACACCAACAACAGCATAGTGGGACAGTTACGTAACCTTGCAGGAGACTATTCGATATTAGATTCGGGTGGAAGGAAAATTGACATCAACGAAATCTCTACAAAGCGTATAGGTAAAACTTTTGAGTTAGGAATAAAATCAGACACGATTGGATTATACAACATCGCGTTGAACACTGTGCAGAAAGAACATGTGCTTCTGTTTGACAATAGCACAGTGTTTTCTGATATCATATATGAACCATACACAGGTTTTAGGCAAGCACGTCTAAAATTAGTAGGATGGAAGACTGCAGGGTGGAATGGTGATTACTATGCTCCTGGTTTTGTTTTTGACGCCGCACAGGTTACATACTGGTTGGCAAACACCGACTACAAAATAGGCGATAGCGTTGAATACCAAGGCAAGTTTTATGTTGCAAAAACGAATCATAATTCTGGTTCAATTTTTGCGTCCACGTACTGGACACTGAAGGACAATAAACCAGCGCCACAACTGATTCCAAACTTCGACTACAAGATAGCACAGTTCAATGACTTTTACAACTTGGAATCAAATAATTTTGACGAATCACAACAACAATTAGCACAGAGGCTCACAGGATACCAGAGCAGAGACTATCTAGAAAATTTATTTGTCAATGACGTATCACAGTACAAGTTTTATCAAGGATACATCAGGGAGAAAGGCACACAGAACGCCATAGACAAAATTTTAAAAGCGAAATATGAGAATGAAGACATCACATTGGATCTTTATCCTGAGTGGATGATACGAACTGGTAACTTTGGAAACACTGACAAAATAGAAAACATACAACTGGTATTGAAAGATAATGAAATTACGTCGAATCCTCAGACCATAGAATTGTTGGATACTTCCAATGACACCATAAGTTACGCAAGATCAGACGCCATAGTGAAGGATAATTTTTATAACAAACCCGTGGAATACACTGCGGCCAACACTTTTTCTAAATTAGATTATACAAAACAGGGTGTAGACAGAGACACTGCCCAGATCTTCAAGACAGCAGGGTATCCACAACTGCAACAGGTACATCATACAGCCTTCAACATAGAAGATATTTTAGATCTTGATATTAACGAAATTAAGAGCAACGAACTTGTTTGGGTGGCAAACAAGAGTAACCTAGACTGGGACGTGTTCAGGATCACCAGCGCCAACATAAAGATTGCTAACCTATTAATGATCAATGATGGAGAACAACTGTCGATAACGTTCTCTGGATCACATGGCCTGTCAGCAGGAACCTCAACATCACAAGCGGATTACTTTGCTATTTCCAATAGTGAGGAGCCAACGCTCAACGGTGTTTACCAGGTCAAGGCAACACCGGATCATAAGTCTGTAATAATAGATTATGATGGCAGTGTGGGATTCATTCCAACGTTGGAAGACGGATCAACGGCGGACAGTTTTGGAAACATCTACAAGTTCATATCAGTGAGACTGGCATCTATGGACAATGTCAACGACATTTTAAATTTTGACGATTACGTTGACATGAATGCAGATTTAGAACTTCCAGGCGACAAGGTATTTGCAGACTCCGACAGTTCTGGATTGTGGCGTGTCTACGAAAAGTGTGATCCATATACCGCAAACTTATTGCTGTCGCCGGACACAACCACTGCTGACCAAGAGTTTGGACACAGGATAGTGGCACGTAATGACGGAAGGACTGTGGTGGTCTCTGCACCAGGTAAAAATCAAGGCGAGGTCCACTTCTTATTTAGGACATCCACTGAAGCAGGTACGTCTTTACAGACACAGACCACTGCTACAATGACAGACAACAATGATAACACCAGCAGACTTGGTGAGTCTCTGTCTATCAGTACCGATGAAAACTTTGTAGTGGCAGGAGCACCTTACACTAATACAATTGGTCTTGACGGTAGCACAAGACAGATAGATGCTGGATTGATAAAAGTTTACGTATGGGATCCTGTGGCATTCAAATACGGTATATTAAACACTATAAATCCGCCTACAGACGGATCAACTGAAAATGAAAATTTAAATTTTGGATGGGCACACAAGATTTCTGAACCAACGGTAGCATCCACAAGGAGCTCAAATAAGAAATACTTGTTTGTTTCTGCTCCTGGGCATTCAACTGACACCGGAGTCGTATACATGTACACATGGGGTATCGGTGCAGACGGATCTACATATGATTCGTGGACGCAAGACGCATCAATAAGATCACCAGCGGGAGGATCAACACAAAGGTTTGGTCATAGGCTAGCGGCTAACGACAACGGAGATATCCTTGCAGTAAGTTCAGTAGCACCGGGCAACGCCGGTAAAGTTGAAATATTTGTGAGACAAGGTGCTTCAGATGATGACAGCACACAAAACACATTCACCCATGTACAGACACTGACCGGCGTCGACTCCGACGGTTCGACTATAAACACAAAATTTGGCGATGACATTGCCATGAGCAAAGACGGTATGACCTTGATAATCGGTGCTCCTGGCGTAGATGGCACATTGGCGGCGGATGCAGGCGCGGTGTACTATTATAAATGGAACGCGGACGGGTCTACCAACACCTACTCATTACAGCAAACCATAAATGCACCGATTTCTCAGACCAACATGAGATTCGGTACACGGGTAGATTTGAATCAGGCTGGGAATAGACTGGTCATAGGGGCGGAAAATTTTGCTAGTTCTAGAGAAATGAAATTTGACCTAGGTGAGACTACATTCGATCTTCAAGACACAACGATACTAGACGCCAACACAGGATCAGGCGGAGCATTTACGGCCACGATGTACAACACCAAATTTATTATAGACGACAAATTGGAATCAGACAGCATCTCTGAAAATGATGACTTTGCAAAAGGTGTGTGCATGATTGACAACAGTGTGTTCATAGGTGCGCCAGACGATGACGGCAACACAACCTCAGATGGTAGCACCAAAGTGCAAAATGACGGCACAGTCAATCACTATGATCTTACAGAGAATGGCCAGTATTCATGGAAGAACATCGTGACAGAAACAAATTTTATTGACATAGAAAAATTAGGAACTGTGTTTGATTTCAACAGTGCATCAAAAACAATACGAGACTATTATGATTTATATGATCCTGTCAAGGGAAGAATATTGGGTGTCGCAGACAGAGAAATAGACATCAAAACGAGTTGGGATCCTGCGATGTACAACGTAGGAGAAAACGCGAACACCAAGACACCGTGGTTGGATGATCACGTTGGCGAGGTATGGTGGGATCTGTCGAAAGTCAAATGGTTATGGTACGAGCAGGACACAACTGAATACAGACACAACAACTGGGGCAAGGTGTTTCCTGGGTCAAGCATAGACGTGTATGAATGGACTGAATCTAGATTGTTACCTAGCCAATGGGACGCAAGGGTTGACACCACAGGTGAGATAATTTCTGGGACTGCACTGCACGGGGATGACTCACAATATTCTGTAAGGCAAAAATATGATTCAAGGCTGGACAGGTTTGTGGATTATTACTACTACTGGGTCAAAGGCAAGACCACGATTCCGGGAAACAAAACCATGGACGACAGACACATACACTTGCACAGACGTAACACGGTTGCGTATGTCGCCAACTTGATCGAAAATCCTAGGAGGTTTGATGTAAAATATTACGCTGTCACTGACACAAACAAATTAGAACTGTACAATGTAAAAAATCTTTCTAACTCCGACATAGTGTTGAACGTTGACATCCGTACAAACACATCAGATGCAGAGTCACACAGTGTTTGGAAATTAGTAAGGGAAGGTGATGCCGCATACAGGCCAGGAACAACAATCGAAACACGTTGGTGGGATTCTCTAGTAGGAAAAAATTCAGCAGGTGATCTTGTGCCTGATGTCACACTGCCTGTCAATGAGAGATATGGAAATAGCACAAGACCAAGGCAGAGTTGGTACGTTGACAGATATGGGGCACTAAAAGAAATAATTGACTACGCAAACACGGTTCTAAAAAAGAACCAATTGGTTGGACAGATAAATCTTGATAACCTTGATTCAAAAGACCCTGAACCTACAGCACAGAGTGGTGAGTGGGACGGATCGGTCGACACTTATGCTGAACTGACATACATTAACACTGCGGATTTGTCAGGGACAGTGAATTATTTGGTTAAGGCCGATGAGACCGCGAATAACAACTGGGCGATATACACATGGGACGGCACAGAATTTTCGAGGACCAAAATTCAAACGTACAACACATCGAACTACTGGAGTTACACAGATTGGTACAAGACCGATGGCGACATGGTGCATGATGAAAACACCCCTATCGACAAACAGGTCACTTTCCAATACGAGTTGGACACACTAGATATTGCGGTGGGAAAACACGTGAAAGTGACAAGTGCAGACACAGGCGGTTGGAAACTGTTCATGAAGACTGCAACAGGATTTGAAAACATAGGTACAGAGAACGGAACAATAAGGTTATCCACTAAACTGTATGACTACAGCCAGGACGCTACTGGGTATGCAGGTGAGGACACATTCGATGACAATTTCTTTGACGAAGAGCCAAGCATAGAAACAAGGAAAGTGCTTACAGCGTTGCGAGATGATTTATTCATAAATGACCTAGCCAAAGAGTACAACACTTTGTTTTTCACAGGACTAAGAAGAGTGCTATCTGAACAGACTTACGTAGACTGGATGTTCAAGACGTCATTCATAAATGCCACAAATAAAGTAAGACAACTAGATCAGAGAAAAACCTACACAACAGGTACTGACAGTTGGGTTGAAAGTTACATCAATGAAGTAAAACCTTTCCACACAAAATTAAGAGAGTACAAACTAGGCTACGATAAAACGGAAACGCAGGATGGCATATTTTCAGATTTTGACAACCCAACCTTCTATGATGCGAACACAGGCAAAATAAGAAGTTTAAACGTTGACCTGGACACTGAAAAACTTACAGAGTATCCATATCAGATGTGGTATGACTATCACAAGAAGTATGTCAAGTCAATAACAATCACGTCAGGAGGCTCCGGATATCAAGAAACACCAACAGTGACAATACTTGGAGGTACCACAGGATCAACAGGACCATTCCAGATCCAAGGGACAAGTTCTTCAGGTGCTACCAGTGGACAGTTTGGTTATTACTATCCATTGTTTACAAGTGAGAAACAGGCAGAGGTATATGATTCTCAAAATTCAGGATCAGGCACTACGAAGTCTTACACGTTCGATGGGTACGCGGACACATTCTATGGTCCAACTGCATCAACCAGTGAGGCTCAGTCTACGAAGTCTGGCACATTCAAGATGTATGTTGTTCCGGCAACCACGGCGGCAACGGCTACGGCAACCATACAGGATGGTGCGGTTACTAAAATCACGTTGACTAGCAATGGAGACAACTACACCACTACACCTACTGTGGTGATATCTGGAGGTAAGACAGATGGCTCTACACCTACAGATACCGCGAAAGCATATGCAAATCTAGACAATGATCTAGTAAGAGATTTCGACACAACAATAAAATTTGATAGGGTGTCAAGCACTTCAAGGGTAGTAGATTGGGCGGCATCCACAAGTTATGCTTACAATGATCTAATCAGATACAACAATCAATTATATAAAGTCACTAACGCATTCACATCAAGCACTGACTTCGATGACAACATAGGAAGTGTATACAAAGTTTATGGTGATGAAACCGGTTTGACGGCGGCAGACAGGACGAAAGGATTCTACACACCAGGAGCAGGAATGCCGGGCAACGAACTTGATCAAGTCATGACAGGTATTGACTATGGAGGTACGATGGTTACTGGATTACTTTTCAGTCAAGAAGCCGGCTGGGACAAAGCAGGTTGGTATGACTTCCCATGGGACAACTACGGAACAAGTAGGGTGAAGGCTTTCAGGGCAGATGGCTCAACAGCGGCATTCACGTTTGACACAGCACCTGCTAGTACTGAGGTGTATCAGGTATACTTGACGCAAGACGACAGCACGAGGACAAAATTGACAGACGTTGTCAGAGGCGACGGTTCAACAGTCACATTTACGATAAGCCAAACTCCTGAAGAGAACGCACTGGTTGAATTCATTCCATTCGATGACGATGGTGTGTTGACACCAACAGATGACCGGACACTTGATTCCATAGTCAAAGGGGGATTGTTTACCTCTGCTTTGGGACACGCACCTAGCGATATTATTTTAGAGGGCGACGAATTTGTTTCTCCTGACACCAGTTATGCACCAGAAGAGACAGTGCCAGGACAAATGTTTGACACAGTTGATATCAAAGTTTACACTTCTCCAGAGTCGGGTGTACCTTTCATATCAGAGAAAAACTACAGAGGTGATGGCACCACAACAGTTTTCGACATCGGTGACTTCCCTGGAACATTAGGATCAGTGACTGTGGCAGTCGACGGCAGTGTGAAAAAACTAACAACAGATTACACAATAGATGTTAAAAACAAAACAATAACCTTTGGCTCTGCCCCTGCAAATCATTCACAGGTGTCAACAAAAGTGTTCGCGATATCAGGTGAGAACTACAGGGTGTTGAACACATTCACAGGTGATGGTTCGACCACTGCATTTTTAACTTCAACTAGGGGAGAGTTCAATTTAGACTCCACTTCGTCAGACATATACGTCACAATAGATGGTGTCCCAACTGTTGCTTACACAACCTCAACCTTGGCAAACACAATTACTGTGACATTCAGTTCGGCCCCTGGTGCAGGCACTTTCATACAGATAGCAGGCTTCAACAAGTCCACAACATCCACTAGGAGTTTTGCCAGTGTCAGAAGCGAGACAATCACTTACGACGGCTCAACGAATAGGTATAATCTCACATATCCAGCAGGTGCGATTGGTCCTTTCTCTGGATTGACGATTGTCGAGGTTAATGGTAGGGTGCTCAGAGGACCAGACAACACCTATTACACAGGTGATGGAAGCACATATACATATGGTGTTGTGTCAGGCTTGGGAGATGACTCGACCGTGGATCCAGCAAAAACCATTTCCGCGGCTTCACAGGTAGAAGTGTTTGTTAATGGTGTACAGAAAAATCTTAATACCCACTACACAGTTGACATAGGAAATCAAAACGTCAATTTCAAAGCAGACTCTGTGCCGACAGCGACAGATGTAATCTGCATATCGACTTTGGTAGATCACCAGTATTTTGTCGATGGTGGTACAGATGCTGACGTTATATTGATTCCGAGTTCAATCACATCTCCTTATAGTCTAAGTGCAAGTGACGTTATAACAGTAACAACATTTAACAACGCACTAGGCATGAAGCAGAGAAGAGAAGTGTTGGAAGGTAGACCGTCTGGTGTATTCAATTTAAGATTTGACACACTGAACGCAGGTTACACATATGTTTGGTTGAACGGTCAACAACTTATACAGGCCAGCGACTACACAGTCAGCGGAAACACGATTACCGTAAATGGTAGAACAATCACATCGTCAGACAGGCTTGATGTGATGTACTTTGCAGTTGACTCGGCGGTGAATGCAACAGGATTTAGGATATTCAAAGACATGTTGAACAGAACTTTCTATAAACGAATCAGTAAAACAGCGACTACTAAATTAACACTTGACATGACAACAAGTATATCGACCATGACGGTTGAAGACGGAAGTGTGTTACAGGAACCTAACGCATCGGCTAATCTTCCAGGGGTCGTGTTTGTAGGAAAAGAAAGAATAGAATACTTTACAAAATCAGGTAACACGTTGGGACAACTCAGACGTGGAACACTTGGTACAGGAATTAAGGAGCATGGATCAGGCACTGAAGTGGTAGATGCGTCTGGTACTCAAACCATCCCTTATGCAGACACTGTGTACACCAACACCTTCACAGGTGACGGAAGCACTTTATTGTTTGCTCTATCACAAGCACCATCCAACGCTAGTGAGTTAGACATATTCATTGGTGGCCAACGATTGTTGCTCACTAGCGAGGATGGATCAACTATTAACTATTCTGTGGACGGAAGCACTACTGCTGTGACATTAAGCACTGCTCCTGCTTCAGGCACACAGATAAAAATACTACACAAGAAAGGACAGGTTTGGTACACTGCATTAGATGGTAATCCTGCAGACGGTAAAGGATTACAAGCATCTACAACTGCTCAGGCTAAATTCATTGCTAACGAGCCCACAAACGCACCTGAATAAATACACTAGATGACACAGGATAACAAACAGACAGAATCAAAAGAAGAAAACAAAAAGCCTCAGGATAACACTGGTGTTATGATGACGGGGCATATAAAGATATCAGATCCGGAGACAGGTGAGGTCATTGTAGATAAGAGAAATGCAATACACTACGAGAACATGTCTCAGGCACTTGCAAATTCTTTGGCAAACAAATCTACAGGATTCATACATGAGATAGCACTAGGAAACGGTGGCACAAGTGTTGATCCCACAGGAATAATCACATATCTTACTCCAAACTCAACGGGCACTAACGCCTCTCTTTACAATCAGACTTATTACAAAGTGATAGATGATAATTCTGCCACTAACAAAGATACAACAAAAAACAAGATGGAAGTGAGACACACAGCAGGTAACAAATACACAGACATCGTTGTGACTTGCACTTTAGATTACGGTGAGCCAACAGGGCAGGCCGCGTTTGACAATACAACAGATTTCAACGGAGATTATGTGTTCGATGAACTGGGATTGAAATCATGGGAAGGAACAGAGAATGGATCCACAAACAAACTGCTGACTCACGTTATATTTCACCCTGTCCAAAAGTCTTTGAACAGATTGATCCAGATAGATTACACACTAAGGATACAGAGTTTAACAACATTCACCGAAACAAGTTCGACGGCATTGTCAACATCTAACACTGTGAGCGGAACAACGTCAGGTGGCAATACAGGATACTAATGACATACACTGTAAACAAAACAAATAGTTCTTCGTCACCGAACTCTTACACAGTTCAAGACGGTGTGATAAACACGCAGACTGATTTAAGTTTCGTTGGAAAAGGTTATGCTGGATACGGCGAAACGATAGCAGAGAACTTTCTGCACTTGTTAGAAAATTTCGCAAACACATCAGCACCCTCAAAACCTATTACAGGACAACTATGGTGGGACGCCACAAATGCAAAACTACAAGTCTACAATGGAACAGCGTTCCAGACTGCAGGTGGTAGTGCGCCATATCAGTCAACTGCACCGGCAAACTTGGCGGCTGGTGACATATGGATAGATTCAGACACAGGACAGATGTATTTCTACAACGGTAACGCATCGGTACTAGTTGGACCGCCTGGTGCAACAGGTACAACAAACGGTTTCACTTTTGACACCATACTCGACTCAGGTGATGTCAATCAAAACATCACAAAATTATTCAATGATGGTAATTTAATAGCAATCATATCCGAAGACGAATTTACTCCAAAGGTAAGCATATCTGGATTTGCTTCTATTAAAAAAGGTATTACTTTAACAACTGCAATCGCAGATGTAAAATTTGCGGGTACTGCCACAGATGCAGACGCACTTGGTGGTGTAGCGGCGGCGAACTATTTGAGATCGAATGCCAATGATACAACATCAGGCACTATATCAATTGCCAATGACGGAGGACTTATAGTAGGATCAGACAGTGACTTGACGCTGACAGTGGACACGTCAGGCGCAATCATCACAAACACAGTGACGAACACAGACATCACGTTCAAAGTAAACGATGGCGGCACAACAACAACTGTGATGACAATAGATGGTTCAGAATCTAGAGTGGGTATAGGCACAACCACTCCTTCAACAAAATTAGAAATATCAGGAACAACTACGGCGACGGAATTCGCAGGCCCTCTGACAGGAAATGTAACAGGAAATGTTACAAGTTCTGGAGCAAACACAATGGGCACACTAACAATGTCAGGCACGTTGACATCACAAACAATATTGCCAGATACAACAACAACATATGATATAGGATCAACATCTAAAAAATACAACACTGTACATGCAAAAGCAACATCGGCCCAGTACGCTGACTTGGCTGAGGTATATGAGACTGACAGCACATACGATGTGGGCACAGTGGTTGTTTTTGGTGGCGATAAAGAAGTTACAATATCGACAGAAGGTAACAGTCCGAGAGTCGCTGGGGTGATAAGTGGTGCTCCTGCGTACTTGATGAACTCAGAATCAGAGGGACAGCCGGTTGCGTTGATGGGGAAAGTGCCTTGCAAAGTTGTAGGACATATCAGTAAAGGTGACATGTTGTCTACAGATCCTGAGAATCACGGAGTTGCCAAGAAAACACATGATCCACAGGTTGGAGAAGTGATAGGAAAAGCGTTAGAAAATTACGATTCCGACGAAATAGGCACAATTAATATTGTAGTGGGAAGGTGCTAAATATAAGCAAATGGCGTACACAATCAACAAAACAGACGGCACAGTTGTTGCCACAATAACAGACGGCACAGTAGACAACACAACGAGCCTTACACTCTTCGGTAAGAGTTATTCAGGATTTGGTGAACTTTTAAACGAGAACCTAGTAAAATTATTAGAGAACGCCGCTTCAACTTCGGCACCAACAGCACCTTTGAAAGGTGAATTATGGTTTGACACCTCAACCAATCAAATCAAAGTATATGATGGGTCAGATTTCAAACCAACAGGCGGAGCAAAGTCACAATCATCAGCGCCGACTTCACCGTCAGCAGGTGACCTATGGTTAGATTCAGATGACGATCAGTTGTACGCATACACAGGTAGTGCGTTTCAATTGGTTGGTCCTGTTTACACATCAGGACAAACATTGTCAGGTTGGAAAATCGAGACACTTGCCAGTGCAGGCGGAAACAAAGTGGTCTCTTCCATGTACGCAGGAAATACAAGAGTAGCAATTCTTTCAAAAGAAACCTTTACTCCAAGTGTTTCGCAATCAGGTTTTGCAGAGATCAAGGCAGGTATCACACTTAACTCAACATTGAGTGCTGTGTTTGAAGGTTCAAACACGCAGGCGGCCGCAGTTGATGTTTCAAGCACAACGAACACATCAGGCACTGTGATCGCTGGTGGAAACTTTTTAAGGGCAGACGCGGCAGACACTACAACAGGTGCGTTGACAGTCGATACTGATAGTGGTGTGATCATAGGAGATTCACAAGAACTTACAATAACAGTATCAAGCAACGATGTTACAGTCGCCCAAACTTCACAAGAC